AGATACCAGCCGCCCACGCCCTTTGCGCCATCTCTGATATAGAGATTGCCTCGCACCTTTACAGGAGTCGTCTCTGACACATTAGCTTGTAGGAGCTGGTCAAAGCCCTGTGCAGGGTTGCGGTTCATGTAAGTCAGGGCGAGCATATAGTCGCTGTAGTCTGGATGCTCCGCTTTCCACGGCGCGTCTCCGATAGCAAGGTTATCGGAGGGTTGAAACCACTTGAGCCAACGCGGGAGATTGCCATCAGGTCGGACGAACAAAGCAAACAGCCAGTTGAGCAGATAGGCTGTCAGCGTGATTAGGACAGAGGCTAGGGCTTTGAGGGGATAGGTCATGCAAGCGCCTTCACCAGCTCTGCACGTTCTGTCGCAATCTGCGCCTCTAATGCTGCCAGCCTATCGGTCGGGCCGCCCAGTAAGACTTCCCGCACCGCTCTGGACTGTGATTGCTCAAGTGCATTTATGCGCCCTTTGATAGCTGCGATGGCGGCTTCTTTCACCTGCTCCGGCGTAGGCGCGCGCAATGCGTCCTCCTCGGCTTGCGTTATCAAAACGCAACCTACGGGGAGTAGATGCAAAGCCGCCCCATCCATGTCGTCGTGGATTTGACCGTTGCTGTCTTTATGTAGTGCCATTATTTTTTCCTTTAACGAAGTTCGGTTGAAACACCACTTGCTACTGAAGTTTCTGTAAGCAAATAAGATGCACCATTTGGTATTAGACAGTTTCCAACAATCTGCGGGGTTGCGGCATTCCCGGAACTATGTCTAGCAAAATCGAAAGGTGTTCCTCTGTTGATGGAAATAGTAACCCGAATGGTAGCTCCTGAACCATCGAATGACTTTCGCAAAATGATAGGCTTACCCGTTGTGTTGTAATAAGTTGTTCCAGCAACCCTTGTAACGGCCTGCCAAGTTTGCCCGTAATGTCCGCCTGCCAATGCATTGTTTGCTGTAGTATTAGCAGTCTCTGCTGTCTTCGGGTCAATCGCTCTTTGATAGTTCCTCACCTCGCAAGTGGTAGAGGTGAGCATGTACGCCTCGAAGGTGTCCCCTGCCGCTGTGGGGATAGTAGCTCCACCTTGCAGGATAGTCAGCCCTGCACTGTGTGCCAAGGGACCAGCACCATCAGTGGTTATTTCATAAGTTACTCCTACAATCCCAGTAAATGAATCTATCTGAGCCGTACCAGTAAGCAAGATCTTAGTAGCTTCACCAAGAGCGACTGTTGAAGCTCTAGCAATAGATACTTGTGTTGCTTGTACTGCTGCATTAACTATTCCCATTTTATGTCCTTATTTATATTGGTATATATTACCATGTGATAGCATGAACTTCATCAATAGTTGTAGCAGCTATAACTTGTGCTGTTAATTTTTGACGTTTACCAACTGCTGCTCCTGATAGATTATTATAAGCAGCAGCCTTTAACAAAACAGATTCAGCAAGTGCAGCAACAGTAAGTCCGGATGTTAATGAGATTGCAGTTAGCATCGGTGTGGGAGTAGAGTTATTTGTAGTAAATGCTTGTGCTTCATTATACTGATTAGGCCATGTCAAAGTCTCTTGTGTTGGATAGGGGTTAACTATCATAGCTAGGTCATGTTGACAACTATTATTAATCTCAATAATTTTATCAGCTTTTGTTTCTTCTAATGACTTTCCTGACTGTACTACTACTACCCAAGCTCCATTCTGGAAGAAGCATCCTTCCGTAGAAGCATTAAACATAGGAGGTGCGATAGGCGTAGTCTGCATCCAGCTTGCAGGGTTATCAGTGTTAATTAATTCTCCGGTGTGTGGACTATATGCGTACATGTTATCTCCTTAAATAGCCTGTAAGTGGTCACAGGCGGCACGCAACCCAGTGCTCCAGACCGAGGACCACGGGGAGTAGAACCAAAGGGAAGCCCGCGAACCGGAGTGCGCGCCGCACGCGCGCGAGCCGCCCAGGATGACGCGCACAAGGCCATATGTGCCTAAGGTATAGATAGAGCCTCGCTGACTACCCGCAGCACCTGTATTGCCGGTCACTGTCTTGTAGCTACCCGCGCCAGATGCGTCCTGGTGTGCACTAGAATCCTGCCCCCACGTCCATTGATGGCCTGACGCCTGCTCAATGCCGTACTTGCTGGTGTAGCCTGCATTGCGTTGCGTGGTCGGGTAGGTTGAAACGGTGGCATCGATGGACTGGTTCTCGGTCACGCCAAAGAACGCTGTGGCAGCTTCTTCTTCAAACATCAGGCGCTTCTGCTTCGCGCGCGCCAGCTCGTTCGCCACCCACCAGTTCAGCGATGGGTAGGTGGTTGTGCCATTCCCCCCGAATGCGGTTGGAATCTTTGGCAGTACCGTTCCGCTGGCGATGTTCGTGTTGTACTTGCTGGTGCCGTTGGTGTCGGTATCGGTGCTGGCAAGGTAGATGTCCACCCACACCTCTCCATCCACCAACACCATTCCGCGCGGGTCGGATGCCGCTGGGCGGAACTTCAAGTCCCAGATGCTCCATGCGTTGATACCAGCAATCTTATCTACATCAGCTTGAGTCCAGATCATGCCATTGCCTGTTGTGGCAAAACCACCACTAGCAACCGTTGTACCTGCAGCTACAAGACCGTGATGGAAGCCTCCGATCTTGCGCCAATTGCCTGCGGCGGGTGCGCTTATAAAGTCCGTTGTAGCCTGAATCGTTGCATCGTCCTTCACCCAGATTGCGTAGTCCGTTCCACCAACAAGGGCAGGCATAGTGATAGCTGTATCAGATGAGAATGTAACCATAGTTTCAGCCACACTAATCCTAGTACCTGCCTTTATTGAAAGTGCTCCCGCAGATACCTTAGTGAAGATAGGGGTTAATGAGTCAACTTTTAAAATTGAATTGTAACTAGAATTGTTTAACTGGCCCAGATTAACAATATGTCCAGACGATGTTGCATCTGGAACCAATACCCCAGTTGAATCAGCTATTAGTTTATCAACTCCGCCAAATTGGATAGAGCCTGATAAACCATCTGCTGCTGTTTTTAATGATATGTTTGACACATTAATTCCTTATTAGTTATACACTGTTACTATCAACAGCTAGTATCCCCGCTATGAGCCCATACCAAATAGGTGCAATAAGGGATAAGGTTATAGCAATACTATATCCCGCCAGAAGGTGTGTCTTCTTGTCTCTTGGAATACTCACCACACAACCCCCTCTACTTCCGCTACTAACAAGTTTACCAGCTCCAGTAGCTGTCACTTTACATACTAATCCAGGTTCTCCAGTGAAGGTACTGACATCAACACTTGTATCAGTAAGAGTTACACGAGAGTTATTCCCTAGCCCTGTAGTGGCAGCTCTGGTAATACTAACAGTTGGACTAAATATACCTGGGGTATCTAATCCTTTAGTTCTATTTATTTTTACACTCATATCATTTCCTTAAACAATTGTCCAGACAGAGCCAGCAGACACTGTGACTATAGCACCAGCAGCAACCTCTATCGGTCCCGCACTCATAGCATTCTTGCCAGTAGTAATTGTATAGTTATCTGTAACAATTTTATCGTTCTCATAGAACACCCTATCGTTACCACCTCCAGTAGCTCCTCCAGTAGCTCCTCCACTAGAGCCTGCTGAAACTACGTCTATACCATTACAGTACAAACTATTACTAGTGCCCTGGGGTATCGTTACACCTAGCCCGGCCGAGGTTTTAATAGTAAGACTATAAGACCCTGTAGTAAGATTCCTTACCGGCATGGTTCTAATTACTGAAGGTACTATGACGTTAATGTTAGCCGATAGGACCCCAACGAATTCATACGCAGAGTTAGCAGCCTCATTAGCCGTTAAGGTTACATTGGCTCCACCTGTTACAGACTTAGTCAGTAGAGTCTCTACCATTTTAACAGGGGTTACAGAAGCATCAGGAATAGATACGCTAGAACCAGACACTCCTAAGTATTTAACAAATACCGTCAAGCCGTCTGGTAGCTCAGGGCTAAACACTAAAGTCTGACCTACTAGGGTGAAATCCAAATTAGGACGTTGTACTGCCCCACCTACAGATACGTCTATGGCCTGAGCCAGTCCCGGATTATAACTGAGTGGGTATCCGGCAGCATACGTAACCGCATCTGAAGTAAAACTATCAGTCAGGTATTGTTCAAATTGTGGTGACTTACCGTAATACATCCCGTAATACATCAATGCTCCTTAGTCTTAATAGCTGATGGCGTTTACTTTAGCTATCGTGCTTGTAGTGGATTTATCTATTTTAACCATCGCAGCTTGTTTACGAGCTAGTGCCGTTTGAAATGCTGCAGCTACTGATAGTATAACAAGTTGTGCATCAGCAAGCAAGAGCACTTGAGGGCTATTGGTAGAGTCGAAGAATGTAACTTTGGTCAACCCAGCTGCCTCAGCCAAACGCTTAGCTGAATCAAGCTTGATTGCTGAATCGAAGCCACCTTGATATGTTACCGTACCCACTAGTACATCTGCACCTGCGTCTAGTTCATATGCTGTGCGGACTTCGGTGCGCTTAGCCTCTTTAGCGTTAGCCAGGAGTTTAGCAGCTGTGAATTCAGGCTCTGGAGTGTTACCGGCAGCTACCCAGTCCAGGTATTCGCGGTAGTCACGGTTACCCTCTGCGAAGGGGATTGAAGCTCCGTCTGAGAGGCGGGTTACTGAGTTTTGTAAAAGTTTATACATGTTTAATTAGTCCTTGTTTTTGTATTAGAGTTCTGCATCGGCAAACCAGTAGAACCTGTATCCATATAGTCCAGTAGCAATATGGCTTGTAGTAAATCCTTCAGTGGTTGCAAACATGGATATGGCGGTAGGGGTTATATTATCAGTACTAGAAGTGTTTCTCATCTCTGTTATCTTATTTACGTTTCCAGCTGCGTCTGTAAATGATATAGTAGATATAACCCTTTTAGCTACAGAATAGTTACTAATACTCCTAATATAGTTGTTAGTAGCTGTACCAAATTCATAGTATGTGTGCCCTGTTTCGTAATACCTCTGGCACAACTCCAGCTCAGTCCCAATAGGGCGTTGTTCAAACGGGGTTGCCAACGAACCCTCTTCCAGTTGAACCTGAGCAATGGAAATAACTTTAGAAGACTGCCCTATAGCTCCTGACCTACTATCATAAGTAGACCCCGCATCTAACCAGATGGTCAGACCGGTATAGCTAGAAGTGCCTATAGTTTTACCGGATATATCAGGCACTGTTATAGTTTTTGTGTATTTAGTCCAGGTGGTAGATAGTACTTGGGCTTGTCCTACTCCTAAAGTAGAAGCAGATCCCCCACTACCAAAATTCTGGGAAATCTCTATACCTATAGAAGGGGAACCTACGGCAGCTTTAGCCCAGAAAGATAGTGTTACTGCCTTACCTGCTAATGAACTAACTCCTTCAAGTCTCTGACCGAAATTACATAGATTCCCTGCTCCAGCTACGGAGTTTACTGTTATCTCAGTGTAGTACTGAGCCCCCCCAGAGCTAAATAAAGCATCACTTGATGTGAGGGTACCTTGTGCGGCGGAGAAAGTAGTTCCCTCCACACCTACTAACCATCTATCTGCAGGTCCGTACACTCCACTAGTAGTAACCGGGGTAGTACCCCTCTGCCAGATATCGAAGTTACCATTTATAATCTTATTTCTAAACCCGAACAACTGAGAGCCGTTCACGGCTTGGGTCTGGCTAGTAGCAGCTGCAACAATAGTCTTCCCGGTAGTAACATCTACAGAGTGAGTCTTAACCCAAGTAGGTACTACCCCGGCCGTAGCAGGAGCTGCATACCAGTATTCCTTAAGTGCTCCTGTATCGGTCCACTTTTCCAACCAGCATTCACCGGTTGTATCACGTCCAGCCCAAATTCCCGTAGTAGTATTAACTGCTACGTTAAAGGATTTACCAATTTCAATAGTTCCAACGGTAGCTGCATTAGTAACATCAGCGTATTCCCTGACCTGGGCACAGCCAGCAGGAGTTAAGGTACGTAGTAAACCTGGACTCTCTTGGTTTATTGGAGTCCCATTATCCTTAAGCATTGCGTATGGTAATTTGTTCATGGCTTTATTTTAGTTGAAGTTGAACTTCATTTGGTTATATGTTCAGGTAAAGCGGTTGTTATTTAGTGTACCATTTATATCCGCTCACACCTCAGGTTCTTTGTCCTTTATCAACTTGAAATGCATCACCGAGGGGTGGGGTAGGTAGGTCATGGCTTCGGATACTTCGCCTTGACAGCGAGACAAGCATCTATATAAGCCTGCTGCGCTGCTGTATCTCCTTTAACAACTGCATCTAGGTAGTCAGCCATCGGCGGGTATTCTGCGAGACGTTTGTCGGTATATGACAGCCTAGCTGCTGCCTCGGCGGCCTTAAGCTCTCTGTGCGATGAAAGCTCCGCATCTGAAATAGGGATGAGTTCGGGTTTGATATAAGCGTCCTGCGAGCCGTCAGCGGCGTAGGCGTAGATTTCGTTTGTTAGTGTATTTTTATAATGTTTCATGATTTTACCTTTATCTTAATTCAAACCAGCTTCCTTTTGTAGGCGAACCAGCAGCAATGTTTATTGAGTATGTATCACCTACTCCTACCAAAAAGCTCAACCCATTAGCGTATGTTGTCGAACCTCCGCACGACAGTTGACCATAGGTAGAATTTACAATAGCTACTACGGCATTTGGAGCAGAGCCAGTACCTCTAAAATGCACAACGATTGGCCTCCCCGTCGTGTTCGTGTACGTCGTGCTGATGGCTCTGCTCGCAGTCACATCCTGCCAAGTTTGCCCATAATGTCCGCCTGCCAGTGCATTGTTTGCTGTAGTATTAGCTGTATTCGCCGTAGTGTTAGCAATTTCTGCTGTCTTCGGGTCAATCGCTCTCTGGTAGTTCCTCACCTCGCAAGTGGTCGCGGTGAGCAGGTACACCTCGAAGGTGTCCCCTGCCGCTGTGGGGATAGTAGCTCCACCTTGCAGGATAGTCAGCCCTGCCCCTGCGGTAATATCTCCAGCGCCGAGGCATTTGCGTTTGTAGGTTATCCCTGCGACACCGTGAAATGCGGTAATGGCTACGCCTGTGTCGGAGAGAGTGCCTTCGAGTGATTCCCCCGTTAGGTCGGTAGTCGCGGCACGGACTGTGGCAGCTACGGCATTCACGCTTAAAGCACCATCAGTGAATGTCTTCACTCCAGCAATACCCTCATTCCCAGTAGTACTTACCTTAGTAGCTAAGCCATTGCTTAAATCAACTGGACTCACAGCCCCAACCACGGGAGTAACCTTGCGGGATACGATCTGTACTTCGTCATCCAAAACTGCAGCGGTACCTCTGTAGTACTAGGTACCGTCGGTAGCTGTGAATTCAGATGGTAATATTTTAGAGCCATTCAGGAATACATCTACACTTCCAGGCGTATAGGAAGCACTAAAAGTCGTTTGACCGGAAGTAGCAATGTACGCATACCTGTACTCTGCATCAACGATGTCGTTAGGAGCTACTCCGTAGTAAGCGTTAGATTGTGCCATAGTTTATTAACCTGCTATTTCCAAAAGTTCAATAGATAAGTCTATCATCAAAGTAGTATCAGTAACTGCGTGTACTATGTCACCAGCCTTAAGTACCATCTTAGGCAGTTTAGCTGCACCACCATAAGGGATGGAGATTGCATTCAAACGATTCACTACACTAGCTCCGTTATGAATCTCTAGCGTTAAAGTATGACTGGATTTATTCACATTGTCTATGTTAGACGCCGTACCATGGAAAGCGATGACAGTAGTACCAGATGCTACCGGTCCATACACTTGGGCTAGTACATTAGTTACTTGAAAGTCTGCCCTGTTAAAAGTTGTTGTTGACATTTTTATTCACCTAAAAGAATGGAATATATAATTGCATTAGAAGAACCTGCTTCTAAATCTGTAATAGTCGAAGTAGTACTTTGATATACCTCGAACTGTTCGCCTGCCGCCGGTAGGCTTGGTAAATCTGTAGCCCAAGTAAAACTACTATCAGTCTTAGATAGTAGGGGGCGAACGGTGCCAGCTAAGGCTCCACTAGTAAATTGTACTAGATACTTACCAGTAATAACTGTAGATACTCCACTAGAGGTTAGCGTAGAAGATAACGAAGCTAATGTAGGCGACGGACTTGCTGCAATAGTTCCCGTAAATACTCTCTTGGAGTAGTTAGAGAATCTCCACGTATCGACCGTATTCTTCAGTGCTACCGTTGGGTTGCCGTCATCATCAAGGCTGGCACAGACATACGATGTCCCATTTGAGTCAGAGGGTTTAGTTAATAGCTCCACAGAAGACAGCTCTGACATCCTGGTGTCAGTCTTAGCAAAAGAAGCTAAGGTAGCGGAAGTTACCCTAACCTCCACTGAGGTACCTGAAGGGAAACTGGCGGTCGAAGTATTCTCACGGCCTCGGATTACCGTCAGTACATTTCCAGTCTTAAGGAAACACTCTACTATCTCCACAGTAGTACCAGTATCTAACGTAGCTAAAAAGTATTGACCAGTAGTTGGGCTGGGAAATTTACTAGCGTCTACTAAGGTAATAGATATATCCGCACCTGTAATAGGTAAGGATAGTGTAGTCTTAGCGTTGTTTGCAAAAAGTTGTTGTCTCAAAGTCATAGTTAAACCTTAGGTATGTATACTATGGAGCTAGCCGTAGTTTTTAGTTTCATTTCAGTGCCCAGGGAGTTTATAGAAGCAGTAGCCCTAGTAACATACGGTGTGTGATCCTCCGTTAAACTTAGTAGTATTTTAGCAGTATTATGCCTTAGGTACTTATTAGCGAACTTAGGTATTGCAGTAGAAGAGTTATAAACCTGTAGTCTGCTCAGTTCGTCTAGATTACAAATACCTATATACTCACCTAATGTAGTAGTACCTGTATTTTCATATATAAATATTTCTCCGGGTAAATTAGGATATACTCCCTCTACCTGAAGTAAGCTTAGCAGTAATACCTTATTCTTATTTGAGTCTAAAGATACCTCTATGTTAAGGTAGTCTCCTGGTCCTTGGTAGAAGGGGGGGTTTGCCATTAAGCCACCTTAATAGTCCACTCGAAGTGGATGCTAAAATCTGCCGTCTTAGGAATACCGGGAAAAGTCTTTATGTTAAACAATGAGTTGTTGGAGAATAATAGTCCAGCCTCGGTGATAAGACTACCATTGGCGGTTGACTGATCAATGTCAGCGATAAACGTAACTGAAGGTATGGCCATATCCGTAGTATTATAGGTAGTCACACTTAATAATGGGGTGAATAATGTGAAAATAGACCCACTTACTGATTTAGGGTATAGGCCCTCAGGGTCTACTGTTCCACCGGTACCTATCTGTAATCTATCTATTACATTAACAACAAACCCGCTATTATAGATAGAGGACAGCATATACTGTTTCGAAGTTAACACAATTAGGTTCTGTTTAGTAAGGACCGGCTCAACGGTCCCATCCGTGAATACTTTACTAATAGAAAGAATGCCATCTAAGGTGTGTATTTTAAATACAGCCTTAACCCCGGTTACTATACTTGAGTAGAGACATCTTACCTTTTGGAGTATATGTGCTGGAATATTTTTCATGTTATTTAGTGTTATCTGACTACCTTGTGTACGAGGGCTGAGCCGTCTCTAAGTATTTGTCTAGGCGTATTATTCGCATCTAGGTATTCTGTATCTACGGTAGTCGTTTGACCATCTTCATTGATAGCATTACTAAGTGTATTATAGCTTAAAACCCCCCTCCCCCTCATGGAGTAAACGGGAGAAAGCATAGGTCCTAACCCCCTAGCCATGGGTGCATTAGCCTGCTGGATCACAGGATCAGTATCTTCTATTACCTTGTAGGGTGAAATCTCCAAGTCAAAATTAGAGGTTACTAAGTATACACCCACTAACCCCGAAACTATTCTGACTCCTATAACCAAATCTCCATCCCTTAAATCAGTAGGGTACGATGGTAACCATAGAAAATCTGCTCCCCTCGGCAAGAATGGGCTACTTGGTATTTGGCTGGTAGTTCTAGAAAAAATAATATTAAAGTAGGCAACTAATAGTGGTTTATAGTTAAATAAATCTATAGCAGAGTTAATGGCAACGCTATTAATAGACTGATCTAGATCCCTAGCTAATAGATTAAAACTCCAGCGGCTAGAACTTGGAGGTGCAACACTCATTGCGCTACACTTAGCGGCTATAGTCTCATCTGTAACTATGTACATGGGCACCACCCTCTTATCTGCCGTGATCAGCCCAGTAGACATAAACCCCGTTAATGCTGGTTCTCCAAAAGAGTTGTCTATCCCTCTAACATGAGCTACTACCGACCTCTTAGCCCGTAAGGTGTTTTCCCCCCTAGTGAACAAGGTATTTAACCACCCAGCATCACTACTGAGCGTATTAGAATACTGACCAGGAAGATTTACAATACCTGTCACCGTTTGATCTCCAGTTCTCATAGATAATCCGGACTTGAATAGTCTATCTATAGTAGAGGATGCGTTCATTCTCATGAAACTTGGTGTCCCTCTTAGAATACAGTCAACTGGCACCTCATCACTTATAGGGAGACCTGCAGTATCAAAGTTAACCGAGTCTCCCATCATGTCACCTGGAGCCAACCATAGAATCCTGGTGTTATCCCTAACCATACGAGAGATGGAGAATGAAAAGTCCTCAGTAAGTAATTTATCTCTTCGTTGAGTAAGAGTATCGTCACTAGAAGTTATAGTTTCCTCAAGGTAAGGGATACTCCATATGTAGATAGCCTGAGAATACAGAGGTTTAACTCTATTGATAATATCCTCTATCTGTTGGAAGTTTTGGTTATTTTTGAATGTACTAACTTTTACATTAACGAGGAATGTATGATTTTTTATGTAAGTACGCATTAGATAGTCGAAGTTACTACCTAACGTGGCATACCTTTCAGTCTGGGTTTCAGGTAGTGAGGGAATTATGGACGGGGGTATAGATAGATTTATCCACCAATCACCATCTTCAACCCAATCTTTAATCTCTACCCACTGAGAGAGCTCATCAGATACACTCAGGATATCACCCGGTAGCACTGAAGGTAATAGCCCATATGGTAATACATACTTATTCTTATCCGTAATAACTATATACTGATCAGTGTCTAAGTACTGACGAACATCTATAACCTCTTCACTCTCCCTGGCCAAAGGGATGCCTAGGCATAGGTTTAACCCTTTACGTAGGATAGACAAAGTAGGGCCTTGGTAGTACATATAGTACAACCCGTACACAAAGCTTTTATAGACTTCTGTAGAGGTAGCAGGATCAACTCCTATAAGCTTAGCGTAGTGTTTATATATAAGTTGCTCATCAACTTCGGCATCCACAAACCACATAGCGTACTCTGTAGTGCCATCTGCTAACTTTCTAGCGGGAAATCCAAGCTCAGATAAGGGCTTGTATAAGGTTATCTCGCCATCACTCACATGATAATTAACATTATCTTCTAGCGAAGTAGTAGGGAGTAATGGTCTATTGGCTATAAACTTAGAGCCCACAATTTCTATAGGTAATGTGAAAGTATTTACTTTCCCCTCAACCTCATCACTATTTTTAATAACTACCAGCTTAATGGTTGACCCAATAGAATCCTCTATATCCTTAAGGCTTATGGAAGAGGTCATCTGTAGGAACTTACTATATATAGATGCTGCTGACTCTGAGGTAGCCTCTAACATCAGGTTAACCATGCCAGTATCCTCAAACATGACTGAGAAGAAGTCTGAGATACCATATAGGTAAGTTAGATTAGTAGTGTCAGTACCAACTGGTAGTCCCTCTGCTCCGAATCCAGAATATGTCGTCATAGGTTATCTCTGTACTGGGGCGTTAGTTGCTGGTAAATTCTCTACAGTAGTTGTTATAGTGTCTAATACGAATAGGCTGGTAGGATCATTGGGATCCAATACGTCTTCTATTACACCAGTATCTGGAGTTATTAACTCTGTTAAGTCTCTGGTGTACCTAGAGTATGATACGAACAATGGTAACTTGATATCCAACATACCGGCATTCTTCAAGCTGGCGACTAGTTCTGCTACTACGAAAGGTTGGCCTGGAGCCAAACTATCTATATATGCAGTAGCTGCACTCTCCACTAGCGTATTACTGGATGTAGTGTACTGAGTAACTCCTATAGTCAGGATATATAGATTAAACCCTCTGGCTAAATAGTCGGCACAGAGAACTTTCCTCTCCTTATCCTCTAAGTAGTTCTGGACAACATCTACCTTATCAAACCTACGGACCTCAAATGTTGCCGTCTTATTAACGTAAGCTGGTCCAAAGTCTATATGGATTTCTTGTTTAGTACTAAATCCGAAGTCGGCTGGGGGATATGTAGAGACGCATATTGGGCTAGTTGTAGTTATAGTAGTAACATCATCTACCATAGTAGTGA